AGCTAAACAAACGGTTCTGACCGATATTCACTCCATTTTGTTGCAGTATCTTTGCCAATTCAGCAACCAAGCAAGAACGTTGAGAAGCTGAAACGGCATCAGCAAAAAGAACTTTAGGTGCATCTTTCTGAATCTTCTGTTCTGCAATTTCTGCTTTTTGTTCAGCTTCGATACGTTTCTGCTTTTCTTCTTTCAAGTTGGTTGCAAGTTGAATCAGGAAATCGGGTGAGGTCAAAGCTTTTTCAAGTGTTTTTCGCGTCATGTATGCACCATGCTTGCGGATTGAAGGCAAAACTTCATCGCAAACCCGATCTTGGAATTTTTCAGCGTCCGGTAATTTGGATTTCATTGTCAACCGATAAACTTCACTCTCTTTGCCATACTTTATAGCCTGTACACCACTTTGGGTGGGGGTTTCCAAAACAGTAACCCCCTTACAATGGTCTATAACAGCTTTAGCAGGATTTGAATAGCCGAGTGCTTTAGCTGCATCTGCCAGGCAAAACAACGGTTCTTCATTCTCATTCATAGCGATTCTTACTTTTCCGAACTGCTCATTTTGGAAAATCTGAATATTATTCATGCTTTTACGCAGTTTTTAAAATTGAACCCCACCAAAGGCAAGTCCCTCACTTCTTACCGATGGCGGGGTTTATACTTTTTTAGCCGTGAGGATGGCTGCATTATTCCTGTCTGCGAATTTATCACTGACCGATTGCGTGACCTAAAAAATGTCGTGTGCAGAACAACCAATCGGCAAAAGGTTTGTTATTTATAGAAAAAGCAACCCCTAAATGTATAGAGGCTGCTTGTAGTGTCTTTCTTGCCAACCCGCCAGCCGTATTACTGGCGGGGTATCATAACGTGAACGTTGGTCGAAACCTCAACGTGCATCTTACACTATCTGTTTACGCGGCAATCATTTCCTAATCTTTTTTTCATTTCGGCTATTGAACTATCCAAAGCTGCAATCATCCTCTCATAGTCCTTATGTGATCCGGCTGCATTATCCGCTATCACATTGCCAAGTTCCTCGATAGAGGCGCAAATGTCGCCTACAAGTTGTTCGTTTTCTTCCATGATATTAATAGTTAAGTTAGTCACCTACGTAATGAGAACCGAAACGCCCTTTGCCGTTATCGGTATAGTAAGCGGATGCCGGGATTGACAAATCATCATAAGCACTGCGCTTTGCAGGTTCGGCTAAAGAAACCTTCATAGCTTCTTTCTCTGCGTTTATCACTTCCTCATCAGACACACGCTTCTTTTCGTTAGCCCAAGCAAGTTTAAGACAGTCCGCCCAAGTCTTTACTCCATGAGTGAGGGAATACAGTTTCATGTACTTCTTTATCTGGTGGGCGGCTTTCATTATCTTGCTTAAGTTGTAGCGTTTCATAATTGTATATTTTAATGTTGTACATCAATTTTATATTGCAAATATAATGTAGCAGATTAATATAGCAAAATAAAACAATAATATAACGCATCAAATTAACATTAATTAATTATGTAATACATTAAATATAGGGATGAGTATTGTACTTTTGTATCATAACTAATTAATGCGCTACATTATGGCAGAATTAAGAATAAAAGAAGTGTGTAAAGAGAAAGGTGTTAAAGTCATGGACTTATCTACTATGATAGGTGTTTCACAGACAAACACAAGTAATATAATCAATGGAAAGGTAAATCCATCGCTTGAAACATTGGAGAAAATCGCCAGTGCCCTAAACGTTCCTATGTGGCAGCTATTTGCTTCACCGGAAGAGGTTACCGGGGATAACGAACTTACAGCCCTTATCCAGCACAAGAAAGATTTCTACAAAACCGTTACAATAGAGGAACTAAAGAAAATTGGGACTGGAATAGAAGAAAAAGCCGGTTAAAGTTGTATTTATATATAACTTTTATCACCTTTGCCCCATGAGAAAGATAATCGCATATAGGAATTATTTCAGTGACTTTATAAAGAAATTGTCAGCAGACGAAATAAACAAGATTCGTCGTGCGTTGGACTTATTCAAAGTGGAAGATAAAATGCCAAGACATTTTATAAAGTTCATACGTGACGGCGTTTATGAATTCCGTGTAAACTATGGGAATAATGAATTTCGTATCTTTTTCATATATGATGGTGATACTGTCGTTGTTCTCTTTAATGCCTTTAAGAAGAAAACGCGGAAAACGCCGGATAATGAAATAAAGAAAGCGGTAAAATTAAAGGAGGAATATTATGCAGCTAAAAGAAATCAGTAAGGACATTTACGATTTGGATTCATGGTTGGATGAAGGATTGGGCAAAGAGGGGACTCCCGAACGTGAAAAGAATCGTGAGAAGGCATGGGAAGAGTATAACGCTCAGATACTATTGGATGCACGCAAAAATGCGCGTCTTACACAAGCTGAACTTGCTAAACGAATCGGTGCGGACAAAGGCTATATTTCAAGGATAGAACGAGGCTTGACCGTTCCAACTGTTGCTACCCTTTATAAGATAGCAGCAGCTATGGGGTTAACCGTTGAATTGCGTCCTGCTTGAAAAACAAACGCAGGGCTCAGATTTATATCAAGATAAACTGAGCCCTGAAACTCCTTCTATTTATAGATGAGCGCTGCAAATATACGCTGATATATTTGAATATACGACAAATTTTGCGCCATGATTGTTTATTTAACGCCATGATATAAAATTAACATAACTATATTGTCAGATAAAAAGAACGCTTTAGAACTATTCAATCAAAGAAACCACCTCTTTCTTTATCTCATCGTCTATTTCCCTATATCGGGCAAAAGCCTTGCTACCTTCCGTGTGCCCTGATAATGAACCGACAAGGTTCGGGTCTTTCACTTTCTTATATAGATTACCTATGAATGTTCTTCTTGCCATGTGAGAGGATGCAACTTCGTTTATCGGCCGTTTCTCCTCCTTGCCAGTGGTCGGATTAAGAACAGTAACCATGCGGGTTATATCGCAACATTTGAATATTTCTTTTATAGCATTATTGTATTTCTGAGCCGAAATAAATGGGAATAGTTTTCTTTTGTCACCTACTTCCTTGTATTTGTTTATAAGGGCTTTTGCACGCTCATTTAATGGTACACGCACGACAATCGGACGTTCGTCACGTGTCTTGTGTGGAATGTACTCTATGGCTCCGTTGATGATGTTCTCCTCTGTCATTTTCAACAAGTCGGATACCCGGCATCCTATCAGGCATTGAAAAATGAATATATCCCGTTGCGTGGCAAGGTGAGGACGGTTGGATAAATCGAAATCGGCAATATGGTTACGTTCTTCCAGTGTCAGACAGAACGGAGTACCATACTTTTCTGTGGTAACTCCGTTGTATTTGTCAAATGGTCTATTATCCGTTATTCCCTGCTGATCGCACCAATTATAGAAGGCGCGGAGTTTGTCAGACAATGCGCATATTGTATTATTCCCTCTCGGCTGTGGCTTAATATTTTTACGGGCGGCATGCGCTATTGCAGGGAACGCCTCATATATTTGGGGATATTCCTCATAAAGTATATGTTCGTTTCTTAAAAAACTTTCTATATCTTCGAGGGTGTCTGAGTTTATTTTGTCTATATCCAGATTAAACTCTTTTTTTTCATATATAGCAATAAACAGTTCATATCTTTGTAATGCACGAACAAGCACGCGAAAATTCTTATCTCTTACTTCTGATAGTCTCTTTTTCTGGAGGTAAGATTCTATAATGACAAAGAACCCTTCTTATTATGAATATTTAACTTTCTATCATTCATATATTATTGTAGCCGGCTGTTTTAAGGGAGTAGGTATTTATCAGTTATGTACAATCTGTTAATAATTAGCGTGCTATGTGTTAATTGCGATTAAATGTTAGATTAATATATTAATCAAAATATTAATTAATATACTAACTAAATTGCTGATAATTAATGTAATAACTGTCATTTTGTACCTGTTTTCGTAATTAGTGTATTATCTTTGTTGTACTTCATGATAACCTAATGCCTTATTATTATGCATGCAACAAAGGGATTTTCCTCTATTTCGGAATTAAAACATATTCGTGAGCAAAAGTCAAGGCTATCTGAAAGAGAGGCGGAATTAGTAAGTCCGATATTAACTGATCTTGAGTCCATTCCCTATATATACGAGTTGTTTAAAAATATAGTACGCACTATGAATATTCCGCCTCGTGAAAAAATAATTCAGAGAAAGGAATTTTTGTTTATCATACTTTTTTTGTTTGTCCCAAGTGTATTAGCGGGTGGGCGTATACCTAATGGGGTTAGGAAATCTCTTGAACATGTATTTCCAAAGGTAAAGCCTTGTACTATATCAAACAACATTGCTGATGTCTTTTTTTTGTATCAGCAATACAAATACTTCAGAAGCGACATTAATATTATTTATAAAGAAATGCTTAAACGATTGGAAGAGGGCGATACTCTAGATGAATTAAAGCGCCTTACATTCAAATAACGAACCTTTTTCAGATTGTTTGTTATCGGCAAGACATTTGCTTTTCTCATTTTACACAATGGTCTATCTTTGAAAATATATAAAGAAGAATAATAGGATGAGACTTTCAATTAAGCAAGAAAATTTTTGTAATTATTACCTCGAAAGCGGCAATGCTTCCGATGCTTATCGTCGTGCTTATTCATGCAAAGGGAAATCAGATAATGCGATTTGGGTAGAGGCGTCCAGATTAGCTAATAACCCTAAGGTTGCCCTAAGGATAAGTGAGTTGAGTTCTGAAATGCGGCGCCGGTCAGATATTACAAAAGATGAAGCGGTAGGAATTTTGGCGGATATTGCAAGGGCGAATATTGTAGACGCCCTTGAAATCAAGTCTGATGAGATGTTTACTACCATAGTGGTAAAGGATGTATCCGCCTTGCCTATTGGCATTCGAAGAGCCATTCTTTCCGTAAAGAGTACAGATAAAGGTTATGAACTGAAATTGTATAATAAGATTGATGCAATAGAAAAATTGGCAAAATTGCTGGGTTGGGATGCAACTGAACAGAAAGATATTGTAAAGGAAGATAAAAATGATTCTATAACAATTCAGATAATAGACAAAAGGAGGGACGTTGTAGATGCTGATACAAACGACTAAAATATATGCTACGGTTGATAGTGCGATAAAATCAGGATACAAGGTTGTATCTGCACAAGGAAGCTCAAGAAGCTCAAAAACGTATAATATATTGATATATCTTTTAGTATATATACTCCAACATCCTAAAACCTCTCTTTCTGTTGTGCGCAAGACGCTACCGTCGTTAAAGGGGTCTGTATTTCGGGATTTTAAGGAGATAATGCAAGACAAATTCCGAATGTGGGATAACCGCTGCATGAATAAATCTGATATGGTATACACGTTTCCTAATGGTTCGTTCTGTGAATTTTTCTCAACTGACGATGAGCAAAAGATACGAGGAAGAAAACGTAATATTCTGTATTGTAACGAAGGCAATGAAATATCCTTCCTCGAATGGCAACAACTGGTGATGCGTACTACTGATTTTTCAGTTATAGATTATAATCCATCTTTTTCAGATGAGCATTGGTTATGTGATTTGAATAAAGATTCGCGGACTTTTCATTTTATCTCTACTTATAAGGACAATCCTTTTTTGGAGCAAACTATTATAGATGAGATAGAGTCTCTCCAGCATAAGAATAAAGTGCTATGGACTGTGTACGGTTTGGGATTGCAAGCTATGGCAGAAGGACTTGTATTCCCGGATTTTGAAATAGTGGATGAATTTCCTACTTACGCTAAACATGTTGGGGCCGGATTGGATTTTGGATATAGCGCTGACCCTACAGCGGTGGTAAGATGTGGTATAGTAGACGATTGCATGTATCTTGATGAATTGTGTTATCAAACCCACATGTTAACAAGTGAAATAATAGATGTGTTGAAGCCATTAGGGTTATTTGTATATGCAGACAGTGCGGATCCGAGACTTATTCAAGAAATTTCTAATGCAGGTATTGTGATTTATCCAGCGGATAAGTACAAAGGTTCAGTCATGGGCGGTCTGTTTAAGATGATGGAATATAGGCTTTGCGTGACTAAGCGTTCTGTTAATCTCATTAAGGAACTGAAAAATTATGTATATGAACAAAACAAGGATGGCAAGTTTATAAACGCACCTATTGATGCTTATAACCATTTGATTGACGCTGCCCGTTACTGGACAATTGGCAAGATAATGGGAAAGATTTTACTTTCTAAGCAATATGATAAAGATGATTTAGGACTATACTAAAATTGATGATATGAATTTTATAGAAGCAATATTCAATGTTATCCGTAACAAGACCCTAAACGCTGTAGGGGTTGAACGAGATTTGATGAAACTTATTCAAAATAAAGATATTTCCCGTGTACAATCTGTTATGCAAAATCGTGATACGTACGTATCTGATGCCATAAAGGAATATACTCCAGAACTTCATGATGTAATGAAGCGTCCCGATAAGCCGAGAAAGAACAGACAGCCCTATAAAGTTGAAAAACTTCCCCGACGTAGACAAGTGTACATAAATGAGGTGGAGTTGTTCTTTTTGTTGGGAAATCCTATATCATGGAAGCCTTCTTTGGACATAGAGGGTAAGGATGAAGCTTTTGATGCTTATATGCAGTTTTTAAAAGATACAAGATTTAATACTACCATGCGGCAAGCTAAAAGATTGGCGGGGGCTGAAACCGAAAGTGCTAAAGTGTATCATATTTATAATGATGGTGGAAAGCCCGCCGTAAAGGTGCTCGTTATATCCAAATCAAAAGGATATACCCTGAGACCTTTGTTTGACCAATATGAAAACATGATAGCTTTTGGTTATGGTTACTTCTTGAAAGAGGGAGATAGGACAATAGAACATTTTGATATACAAACTCCAAATTTTATATTTCGATGTAAGCGGGCTAATATCGGATGGAATGTAACTCCAGTTGAAAACCCTACCGGGAAAATCAATGTGATTTATTATCGCCAAGATAAAGCCTGGGCAGGCACTGAAAGAAGATGCGACCGAGAGGAAATGATTGATTCTAAAGCTGCTGATACAAATAATTATTTTGCAGACCCTAAGATAAAGGCTACTACAGATGTTATTAAATCTTTGGCCGACCCTGATACTGTAGGTCAGGTTATCCAACTGACAAATAAAGATAATAGCCTGATTGATTATATGACTCCACCAGAATATTCTTCCATGAAAGAGAGCGAAAAGGCGGATTTGAATTCTTCGATTCTTTTCGATTCGTTTACTCCTGATTTTTCTTTTGAAAACATGAAAGGGCTTGGCACTTTATCCGGAGAGGCATTGAAACGGGCTATGATATTGGGCTTCATTAAGAGGGATAATTTAAAGGAAATATATGATATATTGGTTGATAGAGAAAAAAATCTTATTCTTGCCATTATGAAAAATGTTACCCATATCCAACTTAGAGAAAAATTAGAAAAATTGAATATAGAACATGAATTTTCTGAGCCGTTTAATGAGGATGTTCAAGGGAAGTGGGCAGCAGTAGGGAAGGCTTATCAGGATGGAATTATTTCACTTGAGCAAGCGGTTAATATGCTTGCGGTTACTGATAATCGGCAGGAAGAAATACAACGGATATTAGATGAGCGTCAAGCTGTGAATAAACAGAAAGGGGAATAACATCCCCTTTTTTATAGAATAACAAACCTTTTGCCAATTGTTCGTTTTAGAGCCTTTATAAATTTCTCCCATCTTTTACTAATATCTACTTTTATCCTGAATTTAAAATAATTAAGTATGAAAGAAAAAATATTCAATCAGCTTAAACAGGTTTTTTCAAAGCTGGGTTTGTCTGATGAGATTCTTCAATCAGTAGCATCATCGCTTGACGCTATGGGATTAATAACCGATGATAACCTTGCAACTATAGTAAAGGGGCAAGAATCAATGCTGAAATCTTACCAAAGTAATTTTGATAGGCTGCGTACAGAAGGTGCAGCCTACAAGAAGGAATTGGAAGAACTGAAAGCAAAAGGTGGTGGGGGCGACCAACAGCAACCAACCAATGAGGAACCGGAGTGGTTTACAAGGTACAAGCAAGAGCAGGAAGATAAAATCAGTAAACTTATGACTGAAAATCAAAATGCAAAAGCAGTACAAGCGCGTGCCGCAAGAAACAATCTGATTCTTTCAAAAGCAAAAGAACTCAAAATCTCGAAAGAGAGAATAGAAGAAGGATTTGCTATCTCCGATGATATGGACGAGGTGGCGATTACAGACTATCTTTCTAAAGTGAGACAGAATGAGGTCGCAAAAGGCTTGGAGGATAAAAGTTCGGCATTCTCCTTGTCTACACCTAAAGACCAGGGCAAAGAACTGGCTAAAGAATGGGCTGAAAAATTGCCGGACGCTAATTAAAAAATAAAGTTATGGCTATTACATTTGAAAAAGAAAAGGTCAAAGGGAATTTCCCCGTTTTTTGGAGAGGTGAGTGCGGCGTTCTTCCGGGAGACTTCAAACTTACAACAGATTTACCGGAAGGCACTTTTGTTAAAAAAGGCACTCCTATAAAACTTGATTTTGCAAAAATGGAGTGTAAGATTTGCAAAGCGGTGGAAGTTATCAATGGCGGTACCACGACCAAACCGCGGATTAAAAAAGGAAGTTTTGCTGTTAAGTCTGAAACCGTAGGCGGACAGGCAATAAATTCCATTGATTCAAGTAACGCGGATTATGATGTGCTGACATTGGCTGCGGACGCAGAAACAGCTGTTGCGGGAGCTGTACTTGGCATTGGGGAAGATTTGCCGGATGCGGTTGTTGAAACAGACTTTGTATTTACGAAAAACATGTCCTTTCAAACAGTGTCCGCAGGATATGAGGTATTAATTTTGAAGGATGTGGCTTATCCAATGCCAAAGGATTGGCTGGTGGGATATAGCATGAAAAATAACCCGTCTATCAAGTATATTAGACAATAAGGAGGTAAATTATGGCAGGATTATTTTATAGTTCTATTTTTGGGGAACTTACAAAACAAGTGCAAGTTCGCATAGACACGGCATCGGAGTTACGTAAAAGATTGTTCGACCAAAACATCTATGAGAAATATTTGGATTGGGATACTCCTACGATTGGGCTGAACTTTGAAGAATTGATTGGGCAGTACAATTTGAGTGTGGCTGCTGCGACTTTAGATTCTAAGGGGAAAGAGCCTATTATGGGAACGGACGGCTTGGAAACATTAAAGCAAAAAGTGCTGACCCATCAGATGAGTTATTCTATGCCGATTGAAGAATACAGAAAAGTTCTTCAAATACTTGATTCTCGTATGCTGACGGATGAGCAGAAAACGCAACAACTCATTAATCTGATGTGGAATAATGTCGGGAAAGTTGTAAATTCTGTTCAGTCTAAACTGGATATTATATTCTTGGGCGCCTTGTCTAACAAAGGAGTTTTTACATTTGATGAGAAAAACAATCCAGAGGGTGGCGTCCGTGGCGTTATAGACCACAAAATGCCTGCTGAGAATATGGCATCGGTAACTTTGGATTGGAATGACGATAATCAAAACAATGTGGACTGTTTTGAGGACATTCAAATGATATTGGACGCCTCTCAAGAGAAGGTGACACTTGATAAAATTCTTCTCTCTCCCAAACGCTTGTCATATATTCTTAGAAATAAGAAGATGAAACAGGTTGTTTTTGGTACAGATAAATCTTCTACTCCACTGTTGATGTCAAATATGAACGAGTTCATGCGTCAGAATGGCTTCCCTATCTTTGAACCCATCAGACGTATCACCCGAATTCAAAACAACGGAACATTAAGTGAGTATTCCCCCTGGAATGATAAGAACTTGGTATTTGTCCCGGCTGGAAAGTTAGGGGTTATCAAAAATGCCTATGCAGACAATGAATTGAGGCAAGAACCTGGTGTAACCTATTCCAATTATGGAAGAATTCGGATTTCTCAGTGGGGTAAGGGTGAAACAGACAATTCCAATGGAGTTGAGTTCACAAAGGCGCAGTCATTATCACTTCCTATCATTACTGAGATTAACGGCATCTATTCTTTGACAGTAGAGGCATAATGACAATTGCAGGCTACATAAAGCAGAGATTTTCCTACATCGGTGAAATGTCCGATGTAGGGGCTTCTGATTTTGCATTAGATTTTGGGCTTAATGCAGGCAAGGAAGTTTCTTCTGAGGATAAAAAGTTAATAGGAACATTAATTGATGGGTTTATTGAGAAAAATATTCTCCATCCTACCTCAGTTGGTGAAAGTGGATTTTCTGCATCCTGGAGCGTTGATTCAATCAAGACCCATATTAAACTTCTGTTAAAGAAATATGGCATAGACTTGAATGAGGAAACTGCTGCAATTGTCGGTCTGAGTGTGATTAAAGATGTATCTGATATATGGTAATGTATTTTTCTCCTCACATATTACAAGTATTAGCAGAAGAAGAACCTGAGTATGACTCTAACGGACAAGTTATTGTAAAGCCGGAAAATAATACGTGGGAAACTATAGGTGTTTGCCGGTGCGACGATGATAACACCCAAGAACTAAAGTCAGACAATGGAGATATGTATATGTCGCATTATCATATAGTCTATGAAGGTCGTGGTTTAAAAGAAGGTAGCAATATTCGCTGTTTGTTTGGAGAGACAGTGAAAGCGGAAGGTATCGCACGCAACCCTAAGAGCTGTAATTATTTTAATTATTCGGAGGTTTGGATATGATTACATCATCAGATGCCGGTATCATAGTATATAATGATTGCAAATCTTTTGGTCTGCCTTTATATCGTAGCTGGTCTTTCCCTAAAAAGAAAGTAGATACGGAGCGTGTTGTTGTTCTTTCTAAGCGCCAAACATCTGATACCTATTGGAACAGAGGATTTATTGAAGTTAATTTCTGTGTCCCGGATTATAAGCAGAATGCCAATCTCAAAAGGCTTAACGAACTTGAGCAGTTGGCTGTTGAGACTTTGGATTCCGTAGGATATTATAAGGGTTCATGGTATCAATATTCTGTTGAGAGCCATGGGATAGAGGAAGATACAGATTTAAATTGTCATTTTGTTAATGTAAAATTATTATTTGAAGTATTAAACATAAATTGAGAAGATTATGAAACCATTTATCGGAATTAAAAAGATATGGTACGGTGATGTGTTTACTGAAGCCGTAACTAAAGCATCATTAAAGACGTGGCTTGAGTCTGCCACACAAGTTAAAAATTCACACCAAGATACTTGGCAGTACACAGAGGACGACCCAACCTACACTGATTACATCAACGAACTTTCGGGTAATATCTATTATCGTGATGTAACCCAAAAGGGGGCAAAAACCATTACATTCACAATGGGTGAATATACATTTGACGATAAGATTGATTTGCAAGGTGGCGAAAAGGTTGATACGGATGCGGGCTGGGCGGCATCAGATACTCCGGGAATTATGAATAAGGGAATTGTAGGGCAGACAAAAACAGGCAATTATGTAGTCTTTACAAATGCTGCGGTTATCGCCAAAGGAACAATGGCCGAAAAAAACATTGGCTTGGGAGTTACTGCTGTTGCGATGGAAAATCCTAATGATAATGTGAAGAGTGACTATTTGTTTGATGGGGAAAAAGTGTAAGCTGCCGCCTTGATGTCAGCAGAAGCGCCTGTCAAGAGCAAACCTACCATTTAAATAAATTTATATGGAACCAAAGGGGTGTAGTGTAAATTGCACCCCTGTTTAATATATTAATAATGAATGCTGCAAAAATAGTAAATGGCTCTATTATTGGCTCTGACTTTAAGACGATTGCCGTCAATAACAAATCATATATCATATCACCGCCTACTATTCATAGGATAGCAGGCGCAGGGTATTACTTAGCAAATTTCCCCGAATGTAATACGCTGCATGATATACTTGTTTCATTAAAAGATATGGATAATGCGGCACATGCTTTGTCTTGGTTTATAAAAGGAAACGATAGCCTTTTTGATGAATTATTAAAAGGCACATTTAATGAAATTGTAGAAGGATTAGAAATCGCTTTTTCTTTAATTTCTGCTGAAAATTTTTACAAGCTGTCAATTTTAGCGAAGAACGTGCAAAATCTGACAGCAAAACAGAAGTAGCAGGTAATGCCTGCCTGCTTGGACAGATTGCAACGTTCATGGAAAATCTGCATCTGCCATATGATGATGTTGTATTCCGAATACCGTACCGTAATTTAATCATTATGCAGAAAGATAAACTTCATACTGTTTTTGGCGAAGTTTTGCAAGAGGTTTCCGATGCAGAAATGTTTAAGAACCGGAAGTTTGATGAATGATTAAAGAGAAAAGGTTATCTTTGCCCCAAAAAATAATCTTATATGGCACAAGAAGGCAAATACGCATATGACGAAGAAAGTGTTAAAGCAATCATGAATTGGGCAGAAACCGTACAATTGCCAAAGGAAGTAATATTATCGGAATCCGAACATATATACGATACATCTCTGTATATTCAGGCAAATATCAACGACATCAAGCAACACTATCCGGATGCGTTTTATAATCCGGCAATTGATAGGCTGTACAGATTAAAGGAGTTCGTGGAAAAATGAACAAAGCCCCATTGAAAGATTGGGGCTTTATTTTTTGCTATAATGATACCTCATAGAGAGCACATAAACCGTGATTATTTCATCATTAACTGAATAGATAATGCGATGTTCCGAATTTATACGCCGAGACCATTTGCCGGACAAATCATATTTCAGAGATTCCGGTTTGCCTATTCCGGTATAAGGGTGTTTGGCTATATCTTCAAGCAGTGACAATATTTTATTTATTATAGCCTTATTACCGCTTCGTACAAAATATTGGTATTCTTCTTTTGCTTGTGCGGAAAGTGTTATTTTGTACATACAACGCGATTTAAAAAGTCTGACATACTTTCTCCCTCATGTTGAGAAACGCAATTTCCATTCTTAATATCTTCTTCCCCTTTTCTGATAGCTTCCATCGTTGCCGGAGATTTCATTATATATTCAGTTTCTTTAATGGAGTTGTATTCATCTAAAGATATGACAACAACGCTTTCATTGCCGGCACGGTGCACCAGCAACGGCTCACTATCATTTATCACACCATCGAGATAGTATTTAAGGTTGTTTCTTAGTTCTGAATAGTTGGCTGTTCTCATAAACTTCTTGCTTTTATTATTTAGTACAAATATAAGTACTTATTATAGTGCTTGCAAGGTCGCGGCGTTTTTTCTTGTTAATTTGATGTTTTTTAGTAAATAACAAACCTTTCCCTAATTGTTTGTTCTGCGTCCTTGATTTTTTAGGCGGAAATCGTGTATGGCGATACCTTTACAAGAAAATATCGGTTATGAATATAAAAGTAGATGCTTCCGGTTTAGATGAATTTATAGAAGAAATAGAGAACGAAGTCTCTACTGCTATGATTAATGCTGCTCATAGCGCTGTTGATACTCAAAAGACTTCTAATATAAGTAATAAAAAAACATATCAAAATCATACATGGAACTTGCGGAATGCTCCGGGAGCTGTCGTCTTTCGGAATGGGAAGATTGTCGATATGTATGTACCGGCTGACGGTGCCCATGGAGAAGCGAAAGAGCAGACGGAAAGTATGTTGATTTACGGCAATCATCCCCAAGACGGTGTAGTATTTGCTGATGGGATGCATTATGCGAGCTTCGTAAGCGCAAAAGGTTTTGATGTTGACGATAGTGCACGAATTAAACTATCAGAAGAATTAAGTAAAGTGTTCATGAAAAAATAATTGGTTATGGCTGGGTTAAAATTTAGCGCAGATATTGAATTAGATAAGATTGTTAAGTTGCGCACAGAAATAAAGGGGCTTAAGGCTGATATGATGGCTTTGGCAGGTAAGCCAAATAGTGGAAATACCATGAAGAGTCTCGAAAGGCAGTTAGACAAGGCTACGAAAGAACTTGATAAGTACATGAAGAAGTACGCATTGATGAAGAAAGCCTATGAAGAAATTTTAAAATCTGACAATACCGTTAAGGCAGTGCATGAAGAAACTCAGGCCTTACAATCCACAAATAAATGGATTGTCGCAAATACGCAAGCTGTAAAAGAAGCTGATGCTGAAATAAAAAAATTGAAGTCTGACTTTGCGGCTCTCAATGATACAGAAAAGGTGGGCGACAAAGGATATAACATATTGCGTCAAGTAGAACAACAAGTAGCCGTACGGAAGAGGGAAGAAGAAGCAGTTCGGGCAAATATAAAAGCCCAAAAAGAACAAATCATACAGAATAACTCAGAAGAAGGAAGTATAACTCAATTGCGTAAGCAGTTGTCACTTATGCTTAATCTCTATGATAATATGGGGAGAATAAAGCGTTCCGGCAATTCGGGCAAAGAACTTCTTGCTCAAATTAAAGTTATCCAAACAGAATTAAACGAGGCTGAACAAGCATCCGGTCGTTTTCAAAGAAATGTCGGCAACTATTCTTCTGCATTTAATGGACTTGGTATGTCAATCCAGCAGATAGCAAGAGAACTTCCCGCCGCAACGATGGGTGTCAATATGTTTTTCTTGGCAATCAGTAACAATCTTCCGATTTTCTTTGATGAAGTCCAAAAGGCAAGAAAAGAATATGCAGCATATATCGAAGAGCTAAAAAAAGGCAATACAGAAGTCCAGAAAGTTGCTCCCGTTTGGAAACAGATAATTTCCGGTGTGTTTTCATTGAATACCGCTTTGGTTGTAGGTATAACTTTGCTCACTGCTTATGGGAAACAGATATTCAATTATCTTGATGGATTGATTAATACTAAAAGGGCTACGCTGGATTTACTGTCTGCGGAGCAGGAAATGGCTTTAGCGCGTAGAGAAGCTATAAAGAGTTCTGCCAGTGAGAGAGTTAAATTGGATGTTTTGTATAAAGCGACCCAAGACCATACTCGCTCACTTAAAGAACGTAACGCAGCAGTTGAGGAATTACAAAAGATGTATCCTTCTTATTTTGGGAATTTATCTAATGAGGCAATTTTAGCAGGCAAGGCAAAAGGCATATACGCCCAGTTAAGAGGCGAACTTGTTGCTAATGCTATCGCAAGAGCACAGCTTAATAGAATGGAAGATGTAGCCAATAAGCGAGAAGAAGCCTTAATGAAAAGACGAGTACAATATAATACATATCTACAAGCCCAACAAAAGGTAGATGAGGCATCTTTAGCTTTGGAAAATGCAAGATTAAAGGCCAGGGAAAGGGGAATGACTGAAGGCAGTCTTCAGGAAAAAGCATTTCTATCAAAACGAACATCTGAATTTAATGACGCTAAAAACCAAGCGCAAAAAGAGTTGGATGCCTGGAAGTCTCTTATTGGAGAGGTTGATAGTTATAATAAAATATTAGAGGGGATGTCTAAAAATGTAGACATAGATGCGCTGATAAAGAAATATGATGACAAAGGCGCTGGTAATAGAAATATCAACGCATTAACATCCCAACAAGATAAGATATTAGGACTTGAAAGCAAGTACGCATTGGAGCGTAGGCGGCAAGCTGAGGATTTGGAGTATCAGATTGCGCAGGCTCGTATTAGCGCCATGGCTGATGGTTATCAAAAGGTCAAGGCACAGCGTGATTTGGATAACAAGAAAGAAATTCAAGATTTGCAACGGCAGAAAGAAAATGCTATTCGTGCGGAAATAGAGGCTCAAAAAAAGGTTTTTGATGAGCAGGAGAAATTGAAGGCTAAACAGAACAAAGGATATAAAGCAAAAACCTTTGACGCTTCCGCAGTAGATACTTCTAATATAAGTTCTGCTTTTGATTCTATCATCGGATATGTAAGTAACAGGCAAAAGGATGATTTAATGAGAGAGCAGGAAAGCGCATGGAATGAATATCTCATAAAATATGGTGATTATCAAAAGAAAAAAGAAGCTATAACCAAAGAATATGCAGCAAAAATAGATAGTTCTCTAACGAAAGGAGAAAGAGAATCTTTGAAAAAAGACCTTGAAGCTCAATTGAGAGAACTAGATTTTTCCGAATTTAAAAAATCAATTGATTTTGCTGATGTGTTTGGAGATTTAGATATGCAGACAACTGATGCTTTAAAATCTCTCCGTGATAAACTAAAAGATTACATTAATGCTGCTGCAAAAGATTTGCGACCAGAAGATTTAAAGGAACTACAAGATGCCTTGGAAAATATTGACTTTAAAATAGCTAAGCGTTCTCCTTTTAAAGAGCTTTATTCCGGTTTGTCTGAATACAATACAGCGCAAAATGCTGTTGAAAAAGCCCAAAACGAGTTGAACTTAGTTATGTCTGGAGGAGAAGTGATAACAGGAGTGTACCAAGATGGAACCGGTAAACTTGTAAAAAAATTACTTTCACAAGAAGAAGCAGAAAAAAAACTCTCTAAAGCTCAATCTGATAGGCAAGGTGTTCTATCTAAATTAACAAAGGCTGCAAATACAATAGGCTCTCAAGGTATGGAAATTGTCAATGCTGGAAACCAAATAGTGGACATGCTTGGGAATTTTGGTGTTGCAGTACCTGAAGCTGTAGCTGAAACGTTGAACGGCATTGGGCAGACTATGAATGCTCTTGAAAGTATTGATTTAACCAAGCCGTTCTCCGCCATAACTGGAAGTGTTGGAGTCTTAACCGGAATTGGGAATACAATAGCTGGATTGTTGGGATTCGGTGGCGCTGACTACTCCGGCTATGAAAAGATGAAAGCTCAATATGAAAATCTCATATCTATTTGGGATGAGCTTATAACCAAGAAGATGGATTATATTGGCATCGACTATGGGACGGAAGCGATAAAAGCGGCAGAAGAAGCCGAACAGCTTGTAAATATTCAGATAAGTAGGCAAAGGCAACTAATCAAGCAGCTTGCATCCAGCGGGGCAAGTGTCGGCTCCCACTCATTGGGATACCGTATAAATGACAGATTGTCCAAAGAGGACTATCAACGAATTTCAGGTTTAGTCGGGCAAAAGATTACAGCGGAATATCAGTTGTGGAATTTGTCTTCCGAACAGATAGAAAAGATACTTTCCGATGAAAAACTGGTTTCTGTACTTGATACCGTCAACAAGGATTTTGTTACTTATTTGCAGAATATTGTAGATTATGGAGAACAACTTACCGAGATTGCACAAAAAGAAAAAGAGGCTATTACTGGGATAGGTTTTGATGAGTTTAAAAGTGGTTATGCAGATTTACTTTCTGATTTGGATAGTACCAACGAGGATTTTGCCGATAAATTCGAGCAACATCTTCAAAAAGCCATATTTCAGTCTCTTCTTGCAAATAAATATAAAGAACAAATTCAAAGACTATATGATTCATGGGCTGAGTATGGAAAAGATGGGATAACTTCTGACGAGGCACAAGCACTTCGTAATATGCAACAGAATCTTACAAATAGCCTGCTTGCGGAACGTGATAAACTGATGCAAGATTTTGGCTGGCAATCAGATTCCGCCCGTGAAGCTTCACAGAAGGGAATTGCTACGGCTTCGCAAGATTCGGTAGACGAGAACAACGGTCGGTTGGCTGTTATGCAAGGGCATACATACTCCATCAACGAAAATGTCAACCGTATGGCTAATGGCATTGACAGCCTTTTGAACTATGCTTCTTCCGGACTCTCATTAACTACAGATATAGAAAGGACGGCTAAAGCAATTGAAAGCCAAAGCAGAGATGCCCTTAACCACTTGGCAAACATTGATAGCTATACGTCTAATCTTGTGGATATAAGACAATATATGTATGCCGTGAAAAACGGTATTGACACATTAAACACTAAAGGGTTAACACTTAAACGATGAAAGGACAACTTTATATAGACAATAAGAACATCTTTACTGAATTGGGTGTCGCCACTATGCAGGGTAATTACGGTGAATTGGTAGCGTTTTCACCCTCTAAAACCCCGGACAGCAACGATTGGCCGGAAGAGGATGGAAAAGAGTTCGACCTTTCGGAAATGCATCTTGACACGAAAGACGTCACGCTTGAGTTCGGCTTTTTCTCGGAGTGGAAGTATGATGATTTCGTAGCCCTGTTGTCTGATATGGGCTACCATGATTTCAACTTTCCGCAGTTGGGACGTACATTCAGATTGAGGTTATCCTCGCAGAACAGTTTTGAGATGTATAGTAACACCGAACGCTCTAAGTTCACTTTTGCCAATGATTTCCCGCGCCCGTATGGCTATATCTATCAGGAACCGATGAATAGCATCCTGCTGCCGAAAGGCTACGAGCTGGATAATATGGACTTGTCCGCTTATGGTGTGCTCGTTCTCAAAGGCAGTGATTCGGAAATATTCAAAACCCCGGCTGTAAAGAAAAATCTCTTGCAAAACTTCAATTATCGGGACGGTGCTGTCTATGATGGTGAATATGTGAAGTTTCAAACGAAAGATGTGAACCTTAAATGTTTAATGCGTGCACCGGACTTCGATACGTTTTGGAGGAACCGTGACGCTCTTTTGTATGACCTCACCAGGCTATCCACCAAGACCGATGCCGAAGGATACGAGTATAAAGACGCGGAGCGCATGTTTTATGTTGACGAATGGAATGAAAACTGTCCATGTTATTACAAAAGCTGCAAAACTGACAGCTTTAATCCTATTGATGGTATATGGTGGGCGTTTACTCTAACTCTTGTATTTACCAGCTTCCGACTTGAAAATACCGAATATTTGCTTGCTTCGGAAGCAGGGGAGCTTATAGTAACCGAAGATGAAAAATATTTTATTGATTTAGGAGATTAGAATATGATTACTTTACATAACGGCAATGAAACAATCGAGCTTCTGACGGATGATAATAGTTATTCCTATGAAGCTGTAATGGGCGAAGATGCACTTACACTGTATTTCTCTTATCCGGGCTATCTGAATGTCCCTGTAGGTTCATGGTGTGAGTTCTACGGCAAGCGTTATTCCTTGAAGAAAGACAGCAATTTCAAGAAGAACGGAGAAAGGAACTACGACTATACGCTTATCCTTGAAACCTCGAAAGCCGATACGGAACTTTGGAAGATACGCAATACGGTAGACAACCGTATCAAGTTCCCTTATACCGCCAAACCTAAAGAACACCTCAAACTAATTGTCGATAATCTGAACAGGCGTTCTTCGGGCTGGGTAATCGGTGATTGCATAGATGGTACGGAGAAGCTGATTAACTACAACCATACCTATTGCTTGGACGGTTTAAGCCAACTGGCAGAAATTTATGAAACAGAATATCAGATTACAGAAGCCGTTATAGAGGGTGCGCATACAAAGACTGTACACCTGAAGAAAGTCGAATACAACAAGGATAATCCCCTTACTCTTTCTTATGGTAAAGGGCATGGCTTTAAAACAGGTGTAGGACGGGAAAGCGGTGACATTCCGCCTGAAATTATCCTTGTAGAAACGACTGATAGAAACATAGATTATTCTAAATACGGTGCGAAAGAATTGCTGATGCCCAAATCACAGACCATTCGTTATGACGGTACGCACTTCGATGGAGAGGACGGTTTCAACGTTGCTATCTCCCGAACTTATAAGACTGACGAATACGGTACGGCCGTTATGCGTGCCGACCATGAGCTGACCACTGCCAAAGAGGATAGCCTGGATTGCACAGAGATTTACCCGTCACGCGTGGGAAAGGTTAGTGAGGTTGGAACAGTAGATACGGAGAAGCATTTCTATGATTTTTACGATAATGATATTCCCGATAACCTCAATTTTAAGGATTGTCTTATCGAGGGTGAGAAGATGACTGTTATCTTTCAGTCCGGCATGCTTTCCGGTAAAGAATTTGAAGTGAGGTACACCCATGTAGGGCGTAAATTCGAGATAATCCCGCAGGAGATAGACGGTATCACCATGCCGGACGGTGGCGTATGGATGCCGGAAGTTGGCGACAAATACGCAGTGTTCGGTATCCAGTTGCCCGAAGCCTATATCAGTGACAATGCTACAAGAACGGGCGCATCATGGGATGTGTTCCGGGAAGCCGTCAAGTATCTCTACGAACATGAAAACAAGATGTTCACTTTTACTGGTACATTGGATGGCATTTGGGCAAAGAAACGCTGGTTACAGATTGGCGGTAAAATCGTATTAGGCGGTTTCGTGAACTTTACGGACAATCAGTTCCATCCCGAAGGCTCTCTTATCCGTATGGTAGGTATCAAACGGTTTGTAAATAACCCGTACAGCCCCGAAATAGAACTGTCCAACACTCCGGTAGGTACATCCGTTGCCAGTGAACTTAATAAGATAGAAACGAACGAGGTGCAGGTTGAGGAGAACCACAAGAAGGCACTTCAATTCACCAAGCGTTACTATCGTGATGCAAAGGAAACGATGGAAATGCTTGCCGACAGCCTGCTTAACTTCTCCGGTGCAATCAATCCGATAACGGTTGCCACGATGCAGATGCTCGTTGGTGATGAAAGCCTCCAGTTCCGTTTCGTGAACTCCAAGACCGACCCGGTGGTAGTCAACCATGATATTAGTTATAATCTGAGTACAAAGGTTCTGAACGTTCCGGCAGGTATCATCCAGCACATGACATTAGGGATCAAGACCTTATCCAATGCTCATGCAGCCGGTGATTACAAGTATTGGGATATGGCGGAATACAATTCCCCCTCACTTGTCAATCCGGAAAAGAAATTCTATTTATATGCCAAGTGTAGTAAGGATAACCAATCAGGGATATTCCTTTTGAGTGAAACTGCTATTGCGTTGGAACAGATAGACGGATATTATCATCTGCTTGTCGGTATCCTTAACAGTGAGAATAACGAGGAGAGAAGCTTTGCCACTTTGTACGGATTTACGGAGATATTGCCCGGACGAATAACTACGGATAAGATAGTTTCTTCTGACGGTAAGACTTATTTTGATTTGGTAACGAATGAGATAGCCGGACGTATCAGGTTTTTGAATGGTCTTATTTCAGGTTTGGTCGGTATCGGTAATGGTGATGGCATCAATGCCGGTATGTCCGGTGAGGGAAATTCCGGTTCTGATGTACGTATATGGGCTGGAGCCAATGAAACAAATAGGGGAGAAGCTCCTTTCAGGGTACTTCATAGCGGAAAAATGATAGGTACTGATGTGGATTTATCAGGTAAAGTAAACGCAAAAGAAGGTGCTGTAGGAGAATTTAAAATCTCATCAAGTTTGACGGCTGAAAGTGGTAATGATGAAATGCTGCTTTCATCTTCACTGATACGTTTCACAAATCAATATGTGTCAACATTTATCGGTGCTGATACCGTTCCAGCTTCATCCGGCGGGGCTATCATATCCCCGATAAGAATAAATGTAAGTCGCAGCATGTCTTCCTATTCGGCAGGTATAAATACGTGTTTTCATTTATCAGTAGATGGGGCAAAGAATTATGATGATTTTGTAGAAACGGGAAATCATGCCTTGTTTATACCTAAGGGTGATATTTGTGGATTCAGATTAAGAACAAGAAGAATCAGCAGTGGCGAAACCTTATCGTTAATGGATAGTATTGTAATTGCTATATCCAAAGGCATTACAATGAATCTTCCGAGCGGCGCAGAGGACGGGCAAATCTATTTTATAAGAAACCATTCAAACGGTGACGTCTATGTGTATGGCCGGATAAGCCCGCTGGGGTATCCTACATCGGAAACGAGAAAAGTTCATGTAACAGGGGGCTGGCTGGCTATTTTCATCTATGACAAAGTTAACAATATATGGACAGGCAATAGATTACAGGGTTGGTAGAATACTATGAAGTATCTAAAGGAGAAACCTGCAAATAACAAACCTTTTGTCAATTGTTCGTTATCTGCGATGTAAAAAAATGGCAAGTCTGTTTCTCTGAACTAATTTTGTGAAAAACAGAGAAATGGGTATGTTATTTAGAAAATTACCAATGTGTTTGCATAAACTGTGTGAAGATGCACGGGGCTTTGATAATAGGCTTTTAAGAATAGTAACATAGAATACACAAGCCTTTGAGCTAACGTACCCATACGTTGTGCTCAAGGCTTTTTTATTGATATAACATTATGCCGTTAATAAAGAAGAAAATATCAGAGTTGCCCCTTGCCGACAGCCTAAAGGGATTATATACCATTGGTTACAAAATCATAGATGGTATCAAGACCAGTGTAAAGGTTAGCTTGGAAGATATTCAGACCGCTTATCAGGATGTCGTCAATGCAATTAAAAAATCAGAGGAAGCGACCAGGAACGCAAATAATGCCGCTGTAACCGCCAATGAGAAATCTTCGCTTGCTAATACAGCCGCCCTAAATGCCGAAAAGGTTGCCAACAATCCGACATACATCGGCAAAGACCACTATGTCTATGTGTATAACAAGGATACGGAAAGTTTCGACAAGACGGATATTTATTGCAAAGGCGAACCGGGAAGCTCTTTCCGTGTAGCCGGCGAATACGCCACCCTTGAAGCCTTGAAATCTGCCGTTCCCGACGGTTCGGCAGTTGACGGGTTCATGGCTGTAGGCACGGAAGCCCCTTATGATTACTACGCATGGGTGAACGGTGAATGGGTAAGCCAGGGGAGGATTGGCGGCATGGACGAGGCACCAACTGATGGCAAGGCATACGGTCGTAAGAATGGGGATTGGGCGGAAGTTCCTGAGCATTTAAATCTTACATCAGAGAATTTAAACGATATAAATGGAGCGGGGTTTGCTACGCAGAGAAGCATTGTTGATTACACATCACCTGAAAATAATTATCCTATTGATGAGAATGGAGCATTGATTTTCGCAAACGCCAATTATGGTCATTCTAATCAAATCTATGGCTCTTATCTAACTAATAGATGGTTTGCAAGAGGTGGTGGTAATCAACATGGCGTTAGGACTAATTGGAAAGAGTTTGCATTTACGGACGACGTCCTCACCAAAACCAACAGTGAAAGTTTCACCCCTACGGGCGATTACCAGCCTGCAACGAAGAAGTATGTGGATAATACCGCTTATGGTAAATTCATTGATGTTGCCGATGGCTCTTTGTTAATTATCAATAAAAATATGTGGGGTACAGAAGCTTATGACCATATTGTTGAAATGTTTGGTTCTACCGATGTTATTAAGAATACGGTTATAGATATTTGTAATAATCATACTAAATATTATATACATAGTTATTCCAGTCCTAAAAATTGTATAGAGCTTTCTTCTGTTTATTGTTATTATACCGATGCAGAAAGGTATGAAATACAATTTAATATTAGTTATTATGCTACAAGTAAACCTGTTTCCAAACGAATAGCAATAGTATTGGACTTATCCGATGATGTTGATAAAAGTGATGATAGACTTTTTATTGAAGACATTCTCGTTTCCGACAACCTCGCTACCATCACCAAGAAAACCGCCGCCGAATACGATGCTATTGGCTCTAAGGATGCCAATACAGCATATTGTGTAACCGATTAAAGAATAATGATTATGTTAAAAATAGGAGAATTGACCTCAGGGCTATTTGCTGGAGATAAGCTGATTGCAGGCAAAGGATTTGATATTAAACAACTTGTTGGTAATATTACATTTGCAGATGATTTAGTACATGAAGAAATTAATACACAACTTATTCTTATTTACAATCTTAGTAGTGTCCCTGTTTATTTATATATAGATCCAGATAGAATTGAAATAAAAGAACAACATATCGAATGGCATACATTTAAAGCACCTGCTGCTATTAGTCTTTTTAATGAAGATAATACTCCAATAAGAGCTATTACACAAATGATGTCTATATCCAATAATTCTGTTACAGAAATAACTGATTATGTCGTTAATAATGGCGATAGTGTATTTGATTATGCAGATAGTACAGGGATTTTCGGTTTGGGTTGTGTTCTAATGAATGCGTAAAACAATAATATTAATAAAATAACAAAGTGTTTACTTTTTTGATTATGAGAGTAAAAGTATTTTATGAAAACTGGTTTGCCAAACTTATCCTATTTGGCAGCTACACAACTATAATGCTCTTCGGCTTTATCCTTACGAAGTTGAAAGAGTTGTCCGAAACAATCATACGCCATGAACGGACACATCAGAAACAGTTCTTCGAGTGTATGGAGATAGCGGCTATCCCGTCCGTATTGCTGGCATTCCATGTCAGTGCGTGGTGGTTGTTACTTATCCCGCTATTCTACTACATTCTTTATTTGGCAGAATGGTTTGTGAGCTTCGTGTATCACTTGTTCACAGACAACAAGATTGGGGACGGTAAGGTCAATAAAAACGCTTACCGTGCGAGCGCATTTGAAATGGAAGCCAAAATCAACCAGGATAATCCGAACTACTTGAAAGAACGCAAATGGGGTGCATGGTTCAGATACTACGGCAAGATATGAAAATCCCGTCCTACTCTCACGAGCAAAACGGAATGACAGTAGTTCGCTTATTTGATAAGAGACACAAAGATATGAATAATTGACAAATAACGATAAGATGAGTACAGAAGTTGTAAATGCAGCCCTTCAAACAAGTAAGGGGATTAGTGATTTCGGAATGATGGCTATAACCGCAGGTTTTTTCCTTGTGTTATCAGCCTTGTTGATGGTGGCGTGTTTCCGTTGGTTTATGAATATGGTAAACCAGCTTATGACATCACAGAAAGAGATAAACCAAGACTATAAGGACACCATGAGGCAGCTATTGGAAGAAACCCGTGCGCAGAACGAGCGGTTGAACGTGCTATCGGAAAGTCTCATGCCCGAAACGCAGCTGCGTATAAAAACGCTAAGCAATGTATTCTTCGACCTTTCCGTTGAGAAGGTGTGCCGTATTATCAAGAAAGTGCGTGAAGAAAACCATATATCAGACAAGGAAGCTACTGCAAGAAAGATACGTACATTGCTTACAAACATACACGAGGACAGGAATTCAAAACTTGACTGCTTTTCGTATCGTGGGAGCAGGCTTTCCGAATACACGGAAAGGAAATGGATAGAACAGGTTGCCAAAGCCGTTGAAGCGGAGATTTACAATGAAAACGGAGCGAACAACGGGAGGGCATACACGAATGTAGAGTCGGTCTATGCGAATATAAGATTAGAATTTTATCACAATTTGAATGAAAGATAAGGAGTAACAAAATGAAAAAGAAACTGATTATCGCAGCGATTGTTATCGCTATCATCGTGGGAGTTATGCTTTACATGCACTACACACCGTTTTGGGTGAACCTGACTACTGTTGTATCATTCGGTGTCGGTGTTGTTGCCGGATGGGTGGCTCGTGTGGTTTATGACAAATATTTTAGAAAGGAGGAATAACATGAGATACTTTACAATTGCAGAACTGGTTAAAAGCGAAACGGCTGATAAGAAAGCTATAGATAACAGATTGCCACAAGAACTGCTTCCCAATGCACAAGCGTTGGTTGACAATGTCCTCGACCCGTTAAGAGAGGCTTACGGCAAACCTATCACAGTGACAAGCGGATACCGTTGCCCTGCTCTGAATAAAGCAGTAGGCGGCTCTAAAACGAGCGACCACATGAACGGATGTGCTGCCGATATTGTCGGTACTCCAAATACCCCGAAAGAGAACAAAAGACTGTTTAATCTTATACAAGAATTGAAACTTCCCTTTGACCAGGTTATTGATGAGAAAAACTTCTCATGGGTACACGTCAGCCACCGAAGAGAAGGGAACAGAAACCAAGTATTGAAACTCTAAAAAGTAAACATCATGGCAGCAGAAGTTTTATCATTTCAACAAGAAGAAGGCAAAACAGCGTATTACGCAACGTTTGTCAGTGACGGTAATCCCGTTACCATACAGATAAAGAACAAGGGCGGATATGTGACCGCTTTCGCAGGAATTGATGATTTGGAACCTGTTCCACTTTATCCCAACGCATCCCAATATAACGGTGCGTCCAATACGATTTTCCGCATCGTAGGGATAGCGAATGGCATAAACGTCACAATCAAGAGCGCTACCGAAGTATTGGAAGCCAAAATGATTAAAGAGGGATAGCCTATGAACCCAATCACTATCCCCAACATCAGCATCTCGACAATCGGCTTGCCTACTATTGGGATACCGTCTGTCGGTTTCCCGTCCGCTTCGGGCGGTGGCGGTCTTGTCTGGCCTGTCGGTATGAAAGAGCACATCAAGGCTTGGTATGACCCGAAGAAGCAGGGTATGACAAATTTCGATGTTATTGAAAGTTATGCAGAGGACTTTACTGCAAGTAAATGGGTGACCGTTCAAGATAGAGCTGTATTCACCAAGACGGCAAGTAAAATACATATAACTGAAAGTATGTCCGATGGTTTTAACACCACGTTTATAGAAACAAGGCAAAGTAGGTATGGGAATGAAATGAAAATTAACGTTAGTGGCATAGTGGCAGGTGGTGTAACTTTAAAGTACCGTTATGGCTCATACGAAGAAGTAGTAGATATAACGTCTAATGGTGTGTACACTCTACCTGCAGGAAAAGCGGGAACAAACCCCAATGGGTATAATGGATTTGTTATGAAAGCCAAAGGTAAATGTGACATCACCATCACCCAGTTACCCACTTCTATTCTAAAAGACTTTAGCGGCAACGGCAACCACGCCTATTTGTATGGTGGTAAGGGTAAGCTGAATAGCGGGATGGGAGTGTATCAAACAGATTTTAGTTCTTGGCAGTTCTATCCCAAATTAAGTACAGTCGAATATTCTCCAGAACAACTTATTATCGAGAAAGTTAATGATCCTGCACAGTTTTGTGCAAGTAGTTTTGTTGGTAAATTCATTGCAGAAGTTAGTGGCATTCCGGATGGAGTTCTATTATATTATCGGTATATTGATAAAATAACAGGCAATACCGTTTCTACAACATTAAGTAACGGCATAAATGAGATTGATTGCAGTAATGCCAATGGAGATGTTAATATGACTAACATGTTTTTAATTGGCGCTGATAATAAAGATATAAATATCACCATCACCCAAATCCCCGACTACCCCGACCAGCTTTGCTACGATGGCAAGATGTACGCAGTGTGCTACGGCTTCCCGATATTAACGGATTACACGGTGATGGCGGAGAGGACGTGGTTTGAGAATAGAAATGTTTTCTTGGCAAAAGGAAACATTACTACTGAGGCTAAATACGCATTTATATTTGAAGGATTTAAGTCTGATGGGGTGATGGCTGTACAATCTTTTGGTGCTTGGAATGATGTTGTATCGACTACAGACAGTTGTATTTCGTATCTAACAAAAAACAAGTACAACGGTATTGATATTAGAAGCGGAATAGGTGCAGATGATGATATGCTATCAATTGGCGGTGCTCTTAATAAAGGTAATATAGAATTAACTTCTGTTTGTTGTCACGGTGCCATCATCATCGCCGACCGCAGTTTTACCGAAGAAGAAATAAACCGGCTAAAACAAAACTGGGACAAGATATGAGAAATAACATCTTAGGTGCGGTGGGCTATCTATCCACCGCCATAGTATTCGGTGGCAGTACTGCACTGCTGATGCTTTTTATCAAGGAGAACAGCGACCGTTGCTACTACTATAACGGCAAGTGGAACAAAACAGACTTGCTGTGTGGAGTTGCCGCAATATGTGCAGGTATGGTTGTAAATCATTATTTGTTGAGGTCATGAAAAAACTACCCTGGCTATTAGTTGTGTTGCTGGCAATCGCTTGTGTGGCGGCGTGGTTCCGTCCGCACGAGCCTTTGCCGGCAGAAATCCGTACCGAAACAAAGATACAGACGGTTGTCAAACTTGACACGGTTCTTATCTCCGCACCGATAGCGGTCTTTTGGCAGATATTGCCGAATGACACAGTACGTATAGGTGATACTTTACTTCATCGCAAACGGGTTGTGTATGAAGATAGCCTGTATCGTGCGGTGGTGAGCGGATATGTAGACCCGCGACTGGATAGTATGCAGGTCTTTCCTAAGACGGTTTATCAGACGGTAACGAATGACATCTATCATCCGGTCCCCATCAAGTTGAAGAAGAAGCGTTGGGGATTGGGGTTGCAGGCTGGATATGGGTATCCAGGCGGCATGTACGTAGGCGCAGGAATAAGTTATAATCTATTTGTATGGTAAGAAAGAAATTAACGATGTAGAAGTTGGCTTGTAGCTGACACTCTTTCGGGGCTTAGAGTAAAAAGAAAGCCCCCAACGTTCAAATAATTATTGCCACATAAAAATTTGAAAAAAGCATAAGACACCGCACGTTGGAGGCTTTAATATCTTCAACACGGTATCTTGTGCTTTGTTCGTATAGAATCAAATATTTTATGTGGCAGGGCAAAGATAAATATAAAATTCAGAAAAACTATGTGTAAGTCAGAAATCTTTGCCGAAACAATCAATCTCGTGGCGCAGGAGACCGAAATACCCGCCAGCCGAATACTATCTTCGGATAAGGATACGGAAACCGTAGACGCCCGCTATCTGCTTGTACAGTTGCTTGTTGAAAGGGGAATGTACCCTTCGCGGATAGCTCCTAAAATCCACAAAACCAAACGCGCGATAAACTACATGATTTCCAATTTCCAGGAACGTATGAAAGGCGGGAAAATGTTGAGAATATATTGGGAAAACATTAGGAAAGCGTTGGGAAACAACTGATTTCATGGCAGTATCGGTATTTATACTTTTGTGATGCGGTTGATTTTGACCGTAATACAAAATATAAATCTCTACGGAAAGAACGTATGTCTTCAATCAAGACGGGAACAACGGAAATGGTGGCGGAAGCAAATTTGACATCATGGCTATGTTGCCCAACTTGATGGGAAGCAAGGGTGTAGACCCCGGACTTCTCGCTTTACTGAACCAGGGACGTGGCAGCCAAGACCAATGGGGCGGCTCGTGGTGGTTCATCTGGATTATCCTTTTGTGGTTCTGTTGGGGCGGCAACGGCTTTGGCAACCGCTTTGGCAATGGTGGCGGTCTGCCTGCCGAGCTTAACGGTGATGTCGGTCGTGAATACCTGATGTCAGCCATTCAGGGCAATGGCAATGCCATCAACCAGCTTGCTTCTTCTTTGAACTGCTCTACCCAACAGTTACAGAGCGCCCTGTGCAATATCCAGGGACTTATCGCCAATGTAGGAAATCAGGTGGGCATGTCAAGCCAGCAAATCATCAACGCATTCCAGTCCGGAAATCAGGCTGTTCTTACTCAGATTGCAGATTGCTGCTGCAAGACTCAGAACGCCATTACCACAATGGGCTATGAGAACCAGCTTGCGATGTGCAATCAGACCAACGCGCTTGTCAACACAGCCAATCAGAATGCACTTTCATTGCGTGACGGTGCTACCGCCAATACCAATGCTATCCTTGCAAAGCTGGACGCCATGCAGAACCAGGCATTGCAGGACAAGATTGCGGCTCTTACAGCAGAAAAAGCCACTTTGACTGCTGAAATCTCCCAACGTAACCAGAATGCTACTATCCTGAATTCAGTAGGACAACAGATTGCTCCTTTGGCAGCAGGCTTGCAGGCATTACAAAGCGACGTTGACGGCATCGACCCATACGGGGAAGAGGCGCAGTACCTTAGCGGATATGTGGGACAGAAGATGTTCCCGGTGGCGAAGAAATTTTTGTGTGAACATTGCAGAAGAAAATTACTGGAATGACAATACCGGTCCTTCCCGATTTGGAAATACTGGAAAATATTATGTAAATTGTTCTTTGACTTGTTGGAATTACCGCCAACTCACCTCATATTTTGTTAAATATGTGAATAAACCCGGTTAAATACACTTTAAAGTGAACACTTTGTTTACTTATCTTGTTATATTTGTGGCAGAAAAAGTTAACTGTATGGCTGGGATAAATGTAAAATTAGTAGATAAGTCAGATAAGGCTACATTATATACTATTTGCTTTGAAGGTGAAGATATTTCCGAATTTGAAAAGTTTCTGATGAAATTTAAAGATAATGCAGAGCTTAGAAGAGACTATCAAATAATCCTTTTAGCAGTGAAGAAGATATTAGACAATGGTGTATTTGAGCGTTATTTTAGACCGGAAGGAAAGGTAAAAGATAATGTATGCGCGTTGCCGATAACATCCGGCAAGCTTAGATTATACTGTTTAAGAATATCTGATAAAATATTAATTGCAGGCAACGGTGGGATAAAGCAAAACAAGACATACAACGAAAGCGAAGAACTGAGTGGGTATGTAATGGATTTGCAGAAGTTTGATAATATCCTCAGAATAGCTATTAAAAAAGGTTCTGTCACTGTAGAGGAAACGGAAATATTAGATATAGAAAGTAAAACCTTTGAGTTATGAACGCAAACGAATTATTTAAAAGTTGTATCTCGGATATTCCCAATGACGTAAGGAAACAGGTAGATATGTCGTTTGCATTATCTGACAAGATTGATGCTATTTTGAAAGAGAAAGGCATGTCTCAAACAGAACTTGCCAAACGTATGGGAAAACGGAAATCAGAGGTAAGTAAATGGTTATGTGGAACTCATAATTTCACATTGAGTACAATTGCTAAAATTTCAGACGTATTAGGATGTGATTTAATTAAAATTTAGCAGTTTCTTGTTGAAAATTTAAGGCGGTAATTCCAACATGGTTTTACCGCCTTTTTTGTGTCCGGGCGGTATCCAAGTCCGAACACTGGTTTTTATGTACCAAAATGGAAGTTAAAAAAATAGTACAAGCTATTTTATCAGGCAAATCACGGGAAGAAGTATATAGCATGCTTTCTCCCGAACAGAAAGAGACGCTGAACAGCCTTGCTATAGCAAATGGTATAAACCGCCAACAACGTAGAAAACTTGAACGTGATGCGAAAAAGGGATTACATGGATGAACTGCTTGAATTGGCGGACAATGTCCTTTACATGGACTATTGCCGCCTTTTCCGGGTTATCCAATGGAACGTTTAGAACGCTTTGAACGGGTTCTCCATTGGGTTATACCGCTTGCTGTTTTGGCGAGGGTTATATCTGTATGCCTGTAAGTTTACTATCTGCATTTAACTTTTGTAAGTCCATACTTAGCCAACCTTAGATATATCGTCCTTACACTTACATTCAGCATCTCTGCCATTCTGCGGGGTGGTATCTTTTCTTCCTTGTACAACTTGGTAATGTTTTCTTCCGAAAGCGGGTCGACAAAAGGTTTCTTCGGTTCTGCTATCCCCATCCGTTTACGTGCTTTCGCTGCATATGCTTCATTTTGTTTGTCTTTTGTGACGTAAATAACGGTGGTCTTGTTAAGGCGTAGAGGGAACAGCCTTCTTTCCACTTCCTTGCGTTGTTCGGCAAGGCTTTCCACATCCCCGTTGACCGTAGTGTCAATCTTCTTGTATTTGTCCGGGATACGGGAATGTCTGTCTCTGATTATTCTGTCTGCTTTTCTCATTGGTTCAATATTTTAATAGCTCGCTCAACATCATCTTTCGACAATCCCAATAGGGTATCAGTCTTTACAAAGTGTTCAGCTTGCTCAAGAATCATATCGCTATCATCATCCAGTATCACGTAATTAAAATCAACCCCAATATCTTTATAGTTCCAATTTTTTCCATTTTCAGAGTGGATATGAGTGTCAATCCATTGTTTTATCTCAACTCCACGAGGAATAGCAAGGTGAACACCTTGCATAACGTAAGCATATGCCCTTATAGTTACTCCAATAATTTTGTCAGCGTATGGAAATGGGAAAGGAACCAAATGCCCTATGGTAGTAAGCTCGCATTTTGTATCTTCTACCGTGTTTCTTCTCCAAGACGAAGAAATGACAATCTTGGCATCCGTAGCGTCTATAATCTTGCCAAGTAAATCACACGCATCCTTATCAAGTGCATAATGTGACTTTTTCGTGGAAATTACTCCGTCTATATCAAGAAATATAATTTTCATGTTCAATGTATTATACTAAATTTATGATACCACTTGTCCGCATGGCTGAACCATCCTATAATGAATGATTTGCCGAAGAGGGTTACTTTGTATAGTTTACTCATATATTTCTGTTAACTAATTCACACCAACTATTATCGCTTTCCCAAAACCATTGATAGCCGCCAGCGTGTTTACGCTTTCCGGAACAACAATTCCTGATATTACGGGCGCGAATGCCAGTCTTTCGTTCCGCATCGTTAGAGGACTGGAAAACACCTTGTAACCGTCCGCTCTTTATGGCTACTACTTTCTTTGCATTGCAGCCCGCTATATTAGGGTTTCCCGTTCTCCCTAAAGCTAATCCTTTAATCATACTTTCCCTTTTATGCGAAGGGATGTAATCATCCCATTTCTTCCCCTTGTTATGAGGGATACTTCCTTTTAAAAACCGCCCGTTAATAGGGTTGCGGTTTAATCGCTGTGGAGGTATATATAATTCATTCATCTTTAAATTCAAGTTTTGGGTTACTGATAGTCTTGCTATTCCTTTTCTTTGTCTTAACCATTCTCCGATAAACATCATCAATCAATTGCTTAAGCTCATTGACGTAGCTTCCCATACTCCAGTCTTCGAGTTGACACACCATTAAATCAAATTCTATTTCTTGTAGTAGCTTTACTTTAAACCTCTCGCGTGCAAAGACATTTACCCGTTGGCGCACATTACGGTTAATCATCGGGTCTTGTTTGGGTTCTTTGTTATTGGGAGTGTTTCTTTTCACGGGGTAGTGGTTGTCTGCTATGTTGTTAACATGAACATTCAGAGATTTTACAAGAATTCTTACTCCTCCGTTTAAGACGCTTTTCCCGTTTGTGTAAAAGTCGTATCCGGTCAAAGGAGAACCAGTATGCTTGTCAATGGAGAAACCCTCAGGTGGTTTATCGTAGAGTTCCCAATTCATGTATTTACTCATGGTTGTTTTATTTCAATAACTCCGGGCTGTCGTAAATATTACCTATCACCTCACTCCTATAAGCGGACAATGGTTTATACTTGGTGTCGTAGAGCCCATCTCTTACACAAGGATTAAGACAGACACCTTTGTTTGCGGTTATCGCAGCAACTCCAACATATTCGCCTTCTTCTTCATAGCAGTCATCATCGGTACAAATTTCAACAACATAACTCATACGGACAATATCGCCCTCATAGATTTCCTTTCTATTCTTGTCGCACAAGCCCGTGAACTGACCTAACGTCTCTGGCCGTACAACTGAAACCTCATCATCGAATAATTCGATAGCTACACCTGTCTTGTTGGTAATTTGATAATCACTTTGTGAGCCTTGATATATAATACATCCATTTCCAATATGAATTAAATCGCCATACACCCATTCATTATTATCAACACTTTTTCCTCTGAATTTTATTTTACGTCTCATAATCAATTTATTTCTTTGTAATCCTTACACTCCTTGCGGTAAAACCCGTAGTTATCATCATTATAGTCATTAGGCATTTTAAACCTAAGAGAATGCTTCAATGCACAAAGTTCGCTATATGGTGGTTTGCTTACATCTTCAAGCAAATTGTCCTCATCACAAATATCACGTTCATCTGGAATGAAATTATTACATGTATCACAGAAACGAATAGGTTTACGCTCTCTCTTTTCCCCGGCAGGCTTTTTAACTCCTCTCAGCCAGCAGTTTTCATCCTTGACAGGGCAACATATGCAGTAATCATCCAGCCCGTAGAATTGACAGTACCCTTCACAGAACCATTCCCGAAATTCAGCAAGCAGTTTTTTCTTTATAAGCTCCTCTTTCATTTTGATTCATAATTTTTGTTCTTTGATTTTTCTTAATTCCTCTTCGATGCACTTGTTGATTTCATAGGCTTCCTCGTATCGTTCTTCTTCAATCAGCTTGCTTTTCAACCATTGGAGCTGGGTCATATATACCACATCGTTACGGTCGGAACCCTACGGGCATATTCTCTTATTTCATCCGGTTTGTTCTCCATTCGCCTGTGCCATCTGCCAACCATGATTAAGACAATTCCCAATGCAATGGCATTGAATAGGGAGATGGATATTTTAATTATCAGTCCTGCTATTTCCATGATTATTTTCTTTATCTGTTAATACTCCGTTTCTCTTATCATAATTCCTCATACGGGGACATTTCCCGTCACATCTCATGTTCACATGCACATTATTTGCTATTCCCGATATGAACGACTTTTTATAGCACTGCCCGTTTCAAATCGTCTAAAAAGGATTGAGGGTTATGTTCCTTTATTTTTCTTATATTCATTTGTTTTCCTTTCTTTCATTCCGTTTCCGATTGTCTTCCGAAACACACATTTTGCACCATGATGTCTTGATGTGGCGATTTTACTCTGTTGCCCTGAATCATATTTGCGATTTATGAACAAACAGCCTTTCTACCGCATGTTTTGTTACAGTTTGATTAATAGATGTTTTCAAAGGTCGTTCCCAGATACACATAAAGTCATCGGGTGCATTATATTCTGAAACAAACACCTGGTTGCCGTCTTGTACTTTCTTTCGACACCATTCCCAAAATTCATCATGATTAATGGAATAGGAGTATTTTTTTACTCCCTTATATGGTGGGTCGCAATAGATTATGCTTTTGTCGGGTATATATAATTTTTTATAATCAGACCATACAAAATCAACCTCTTTTAAGTTCTCAACTTGTGACAAAGTATTCCTTATTTGCTCTGATATGTAATCGCGTTGTCCGCATTTACCACCTACGCTATGCCCGGAATATCCCCCGTCAAAAAAACGTCCGTTAAACGAACCCATGAATCCAACCCAACCTATGTAATCTAAGGCAAAAGCATCTGTATGCCTATTGTAGCACTCTCTCACCTCGTTATAAAGATTTCTTTCAATTCTCACAGGTGGAATCCAGCCGTTGATAAGAGATTTCCACATTGCTATCAGATACGGATTGTTATCATTCGCGATTCTGAAACCATCTACTTTATCAATCATATTACATCCACCGCAAAATGGTTCAACATAACACTGTGCAGGTTTTCGGTCTTTCAGGATTATAGGCAAAATATACTTTGCTATTCTTGATTTGCTTCCCATATATTTCATAAACACCAATTTTAACTTAACACCATTTATCCGGCTCGAAATTTCTCGAGTTTCATAAAACACATCCATATTGTCTTGCTCTGTCTTCCGGTAGTATGTCCGAAAAGAGGTTTGAACGGAATAACAGACAAAACTTCCGCAGCTTTTATCTCACTCTCGTTCCATTTGAAAATGAGTGTTCCGTTAGGCTTTAAGACGCGCATACACTCAGTAAATCCGTCAAGTATGAGTGTCTGCCGGTCTTTTGGCAGTTTACCGTACTTCTTAGCCATCCATGAGGTTTCACCAAGTGTTTTCAGGTGCGGTGGGTCGAATACTACCATGTAGAAAGAATTGTCCTCAAATGGAAGGTTGGTGAAATCGGCTATTACATCCGGCTTTATTTCTATGACCCTTGTCTTGCCTCTGTCCTTGGCCGTAAGTGTTTCTGAACGTTTGTCAACAAATAAAGTAAGTGGGTTATGCTTGTCAAACCAAAACATTCTACTGCCGCAGCAGGCGTCTAATATAATTTTGTCCTCATTATTCATTTTCACTAATTTTTTCTATAGATTCTATTGCCAGGAATATCTCATACATTACTTGTGGCGTATTTCCATACATATCCACCAGCTAATTTCCTTTTCCCTTTACATACATCACAAATATGTGCGGCATTTATCCCAGTGATTCGGGATGCGTCATTTAAAACTTCAAATCTGTTTATCAAATTCCCATCAACCGATAATTGCAATACAGGCTTCCTTGTTTTCTCTATCAATAAAAAATTCCTTTTACCGTAGTTACAATTATACGATTCGCTACACCATTCGAGATTGTCAACATTATTATTGGTTTTTATTTCATCTTTATGGTTTACTTGTGGTAGATTTTTTCTATTTTCTATAAACGCTTTCGCGACAAGCCTATGCACCAAACAAGTCTTCTTTTTCCCTCTTAATATTAAATTAACTTTTAAATATCCATTTGTCGCTATTGTGGGAGATAAAACCTTTCCATGATATATATGATTCCCTAAAAACATACTGACGCTTCTAATACGTCCATGACTACTGACTTCATATCTTCCATCATAACCTTCAATGGTTTTCCATTCTTCCATTTTCTACAATATTTATTGCTCTAAAAATTTCATATATAACCTGTGGTAAAATCGCATTGCCGTATGCCTTTATCGATTCCTGCCGCCACTTTGAAAAGGCAATACCGTCCAATCTGGTGGAAATCCCATCATCTCGGCTACAAACAGGGGATTGAGTTGGGAAGTTTTCCCAATCAGGCGGGCACACAAATGATTCAGTTCTGATGTCCGGGGACTGCCGTCTTTCCGGTCCTTTGCCGTTCCGGGATTGTGGCAACTTGTCGTTGGTGTGGGTAACATTCCGTGAAAATCCATTAGTCCATTCGGACGATTGCTTCCGTTTCTTCGACTCGCCATCGTTTTTGCACCTGCATTTTTCAAGTCCTTCACCCGCTTTGCATGGTGTATGTCGCTCGCCATGGGTGTCGGAAGCAGCTCTACCGGATAGAATGTTGTCTTCCCATTTTCGTTGCATACCTTCAACCCCTGCGTCTGCACGGTGGACAACAATTTTCTCTCCGCATTCAACCTTGCATTCATCGCCTCCTCTTTTGTATCGAAAAATCCGAGGTGAATCCTTTTCCTGTTCACATAGATTATCGCATGCCATTTGTTCCGTCCCTTCGGTTTCCTTACTCCTGAACCTTTCTTCCGATTGTGAAGATTTTCCCAATGAGCTAATATCCGAAGATTTTGCTTTCTGTTGTCCGTTTTGCATCTGTTGATATGGTCCACTTCCTCGTTTTCCTTCGGACAGCAAATCAATCTGTGCATCAAGATAGTCTTCCATTTCTTTCCATCTTCTTTCGCTCTGATTGTTCTGTAAACATACCCTGAATTGTTTATCTTCCATTTCCATTGATTCAGAAACGGAAAATCTTCCGGATCTACAAGTATATCCACTCCCGATGTTGTTGTTATTGTCTTGTATTCTTCTCGCAATAAAGAAGACACGGTCCCTTCTGTGCGGCGCTCCGACGGCACAAGCCGGAATAACAACCGGTTGGACGGAATATCCTTCACGTTCAAGGTCGTTACACACTGTTTCGACGACGTATTCCTGCTGATGCAATATTCTTTCTCGGTCAACCTCTCCGAACAGAGATTCTTCACGTCCCAACGCAGTTTCACTGCCGGGTTGTACCATCGAGAGGATTCCAGCAACGTTTTCACCAACAACCCAATCGGGCTGAATCTCCCGTATCGCTCGTAGCATTTCCGGCCAGAGGTAGCGGTCATCTTCCGCTCCCTTTCGCTGTCCGGCACAAGAAAAGGGCTGGCAGGGGAAACCTCCGGTGAGGACATTGATTTTTCCCCGCCACTCTGTAAAATCTGTTTTCGTGATGTCTTCATAACTTTTGCTGTTTGGAAACCAATAATCAAGTATTTTTCTCCCGAACGGGTTTATTTCACAATGGAACACGTTTTTCCAGCCCATTATCTCGGCAGCTATTTCCGGGCCACCGATGCCGCTGAACAGGGAGCCGTGTGTCAATTCGCTTTTCTTCATTTCCATAATTCAGAACCACTCTTCATCCACTCCGACCTCTACCGAAAGCCAGTCCATGAGGAGGGTTATAAGGTTATAAATAGGTTTCATCTCACTAAACTTTTATCGCGTTGGCAATATTATCCGCATCCGACAGCTTTCTTACCAGCACATCAAATGCTGCTGTACACCGCTCTGTGTCCATATTGACTGTTTTCCCGATTTTCAAACTATCGGAAGCAAGGTTCATCACCCTTGCCACATTTGAAAGCTTCAAATATTCCAACGTGAACCCGTTGAACCGTGCGTCTTTCTTCCGAAGTTCTTTAATCCTTTCGTCAAACTGGATGCAGGCGTAATCACACAATGTTCTTGCAAGTTCGAACCTTGCAATCTCTGCGGAATGGGATATGCCGTTATCGTCAAGAGCCTGCTTGAACTGCCAATACAGCATATCCACGTGCTTGTTCACTTCTTCCGTATACTTGTCGTTGCAGTCGGCGAAAAACTCGCTCCGGTCTGAACCGATAACGCTGTTTACAGTACGCTCGTATTCCTTTCTTGCCTTATCGGCATCATTCAAATACCGCTTGAATGCCTGTTTGTAATAAGGCGTTCTCTTCATCGTATGCAGACACTCGATAACCTGCCCGCAACAGATGTCGTTCGTGAGCAATATGTTGTAGGTGCACAGAACTACAAGGCTCTCATACTTGTTGATTATCTGATTTGCCGTGTCGGTAGTCATTGCCTTGTCTGTTCTGCCTTGTTCATATTCTTGTTTCTGCTCTCTTTTGCAAGTTCATCAATCATGCGCTGATACTTCCTTGCCACCAACGGGCAGCGTATGCGCATTGTATTGTCACGCTGCCACTCCAATTGTTCGATTTTCTTTTCAATCTCTATGTCCATGATTATTTACCGTTTGTTTCTTATTTGGATAAACCCTCGTTTTTCGCATTCCTTTAACAGTTCCATATCTTCATCCCTTATATCGCATGGCGTCTCATGATTAACACTCATGTAATCCGATATGCCAAACTTTTTGCATATATCATAGTAAAAGCGTCTTTGCCTGCCTCTTGTCGTCCAACATATTGTAAGTCTCATACTTTATTGTCAAATTTATGCTTTCGCCACTACTTACGTAAACTGATACTACATACACGATTTGCCGCTCGTTTCATGGCTTCTGCATCTCCACTTTCCACAAGCTTACGTTCACGTTCAAGATGCTCGACATAGGAAATTCCGTTGCTACCGCGCTCTTCTATCTCCTTTTGGCGCTGTAGTCGGTATTGCTCACGTTCGTAACGCTCAATGTCAATGCGGCGTTCCTTGATATAGTCAAGCATAGCGCTTGTAATCTTCATCGGGTCTATAGCTCCATAGAATCGTCCGTATTTCCCAGACTTAAACCGTGCAATGAAAAAGCATATCTCAGCTGCATTGATGTAATGATACTCAGAAATAAATATCTCTGCTAACTCATTAAGCTGCTCCTTAGCAATCTTGGTAGATACCTCTGCGAAGTCATTGAGTGTACCGAATTGAATTTTCAACCATTCCAAAGGGGTCTCATCTCCATAAGTCGAAGCCAATAGCCCTAATGTAGGTATGGAAAAATTCATGGCTAAATCGGAGTGAGTCGCCTTACACCTGACAATTTTGAACTGCAAATCTGGATTGTAATCAAGTATGAATTGTGCAGGGTCAGGATATTTATTCAATAACGCCCTCTGCTTCAAGTTCCTTTCTTTTTTTTGCGGCAGCTTCTCTGACTGTTGTAGCGACTGCAAGAACTGAATCACGTTTTCGCTGCTCGCTATCCTGTTGATTTTTACTAAGTCTTGTCCCATTATAGTTTCCTTCCAATATTTTAGTAAAGTTTGCTTGTTTGAAAATCCAATCAAAGTCACATTTCCAATTGCGGTCATTAGCTCCCAGCAGAAATGGGGATTGAAGAATGAGATTGAAAACAGTCCTCACTGACTCTTTCCCATATTGGGCTATCCGGGCTTTTACAGCCTTTTTTCTCACATCGGTCATTGATTTTATCTGCTGGAGTCTGTCTTTGAATGTGGAATTATAGTATTCCATCAATCCGCTGTAATCAATCTTTTCAGAAAGAGAGGGCGAAGAAAGCTTGTCTTTCTTTGATACTCCGTCAGGAGTATTTTCTTTCTTTTGATGTAGAGATATATCTATATACTCTCTTTCTTCTTTCTTTGTATTTGTGCCCTCTGTGTGCCCTGATTTTTGTAAAAGTTCGGATTGCGGTAGATTGTTGTTCATGGACTGTGCCCCAAGTTGTGCCCTTAGTTGTGCCCATTCGTGTCTTAATTCATTGATTTCCTTTTCAATACCTGTGTCCTTACTTGTGCCCTTGGTTGTGCCCATTGGATTATATTCTTCATATTTACAT